GTAGGGGTGACGGTAAGGACGCACGACGCCGCCCTTTTTGAACCACTGCGTGGCCTCGACCACGACTGGCAGTTTACGGAACTTGGCCATCACCGGCCTCTTATTTGTCATGTCATGTATCCTTGTTGTTGAAGTCTTTAGTCTTTAACCACCTCAAGAACACGATCTTCGCTGGTGGCAATCCGCAAGCGCACGATGCGGGGCAAATTAATCCAACCTCCCACACAAGCAGCATCACCGCATATGAAGCCGACAGAGCGGCGCAAACCGTCGAGGTCTTGGTAAACCGCCATTGTGACTTCGCCCAAATCGGTATGCGTCCGCGCATAACCGATGGCATATGTCCCTACCGGCATGTTGTATTTCTCGGTATGGCAGAACACCTTACCGCTCTTGCTAAACTCGCCGGTATCAAGGTCAAAAACCCAGGCCATTACTCTGCCACCACTTCAAGGACATGATCACCAGAAGCCGAAATGGCAGCGCGGATGATCTTCGGCAGAATGATGCATCCGTGGCTGGCGGTATGATTCATATCCTGATTGTCACCGTGGATCAGGAAGCCGTCACGACCGAACGTGTCCGTGCCATCCTGCGGTGTCAGGCGCATCGACATGGGGCCGCACTGAGGGTGCGTGAACGCCTCGCCGATGTCATACGTGCCGACAGGGATAGGCCCAACGTCAGCCACATTCTGCTCGGCGGGATTGTCCAATCCGTCATTGATGCCGGAATAGCCAAGACCGACCAATGCGCCATCACGATAAATGCCACCATTCTTTTGGTGATAAACCCAGGTCATTTGCAGTTCTCCTTCCACTTGTCATTGTGGGCCAATATTTCGGACGCAGTTTGAGTTGTCAATACGTCTTCTTTCCCGATGTAAATTGGCCTGACCCATAGGCATGAAGTGTCTGTCACCTTCACCGCAGGCGCTGCGCATCCGGCCAGAACAGTCAGCATAATCAAGTATTTCATGGGCGTTCCCACTCCTTCTGTAGGGTTTTTTGAGGTGTCTTGTCGGCATTCACGGCTGCGTCAACGATGCTGCCGACCGTCAACACGCTCTCTTGTCGCGTGATGTCGGCAGCATCCTGCATCGCACGATCATGCTCGACGGCTGCATTACGGACAGATTGTAGGTAGAGGTGACCGCCGACGCCGATGGCAATGAAAAGCGCCGCAGCGCCGGCAACGATGGCGACATATTTCCCGACTGGACTAGCTAGAAGGGCCAGCATTTGATGCTCCCGGTTCCGTTGATTGTTTAAGCTTCAGGCCACCTGCGCCACCGGCCAGGATAGCCGCAGCACCACCTCCCCAGGCGACAGGATCAAAGGATGCATGGCCGGAGCCATACGCCCATCCACTGACGGCGACAAAGGCAATTCCCATCTGCGCCCAAAGGATACATCCCAAATCATACGTCTTGTTGTCCGAGGAGGTAAACAGGTGTCGGAAAAATCTTTGCATGTTTGCTCCTACTTTATGCGAACCAAGGGTTGACGAATTTAGTTTATTATGGATTTATATAAACGCCAATGATGGCATCATACTCCATAGAGGGTCTGCGTATCATGTATGAAATCGACAAAAAAGACAGCAAGCCTACGCCCCGCAGCAAATATCCGTTCAAAAGCATGGAAGTCGGAGATTCGTTTTTCGTCCCAAATGGCGTGTATTCACCGCGCAGTCCTGGTGTTTATATCAACGCATACACACTCGGTTCGCAGGTGATTCCCAATTCCAAGTGGTGCGCCAGAACGCTGACGGAAAATGGCGTCAAGGGCCTCCGCATCTGGCGGGTGAAGTGACGAAGCCTCTGCCACCAGGGAAGAAGGTCAAGTTCAACTACCCTCTCCCAGTTCCGCTACCTGCTGCGGGACAAGAGTGGCAGGCCGCAAGCGGCATGGTCCGCAGAATCTACAAAACTGACGACAAGTTCATTTACTGGAAACGACCAAATGCACAGGCGTCTTGGATCACAAGGAAAGTGATCTTCAATCAGTGGATACGCGAAGAAAATGCAAAGGAAATAACACAATGAACAAGACCAGAAAAATCATCCAAATTGCAGCAGTCCCAGAAACTAAATATTCTCTTGCATATACGCTTGTCCTTTGTGATGACGGGACCGTCTGGAGCATGAGACAGGATGGGAGTAGCGAATGGTTAATGTGCCCTCCAGTCCCACAAGAGGAGATCGACAATGAAGCCTGAAGACATCCTCAAGCAGGCATCCGACATCGCCCAGGGGAAGCGCAGTCAGCACGGGGCGGAAAATAGCTTCGCAATGATCGCTCGCCTTTGGTCGGCATACTTGCAAGAAGCGGCATCAATGCCGGTCTCCATCACTGAAGTCGATGTTGCGCAGTTGATGGTCCTGCTGAAGGTCGCCCGTTCTGTATGCGGCGGGCACAACCTCGACAACTACACCGACCAAGCCGGGTACTCGGCATGGGCTGGTCATTTGGAAGCCATGGCAGAGGTTGAACGAAAGCGCGACATCGCCCTTCACGAAGCCATAAAAAATCAAATGGTAGCCGCGTTTGAATTTGGCTTGGGGAAACCTACCGAACCGCGTTCGACGTCCACGCCCATCGAAGTCTACCACGCTCCACCAATCTTCACCCGCTGGGATTAAATTGACGCCGACGTCATGACCGTGCTTGTTTTGGCGTCGGCTTCAAAATCTATGAAAGATGAAAAGATGATCATTCTGGGCGTCGATCCCGGTAAATCCGGCGCATTGGCTTTTTACTCCCCTGAGCAGGACATCGTATATCCATTCGACATGCCGGTGGTTGACGGCGAAGTCCATGCCGCCGAAATCGCCCGCCTCGTCAAAGATTTCAATCCGAAATTCGCCATCATCGAGCGCGTGCATGCAATGCCGAAAAATGGCGCGGTGTCGATGTTCAACTTCGGATTCGCATACGGGGTGGTCCGTGGCGTTGTCGCCGGCAGCTATATCCCCGTTCACCTCGTCACGCCGACGACGTGGAAGCGACACTATAAATTGTCGTCTGACAAAGAATCTTCTCGGTGGACGGCAATCAATTTATGGCCGGCGAACACAATGTTCGGTCGAAAGAAAGATGACGGGCGTGCTGAGGCAGCATTAATTGCAAAGTATGGCGCTTTGACTGTCAGATAACTTGGTTCCTACATAATCTATACTTAAAAAGAGGAAAGAATGTTTGAACCTGACTTTGCCGGCCCATTAGATTGGGCTGCGATGTATCACAGCTACGGTTTGCAGGCTGTGCCGGCTATGCACCCGTCATCTGGTGGGCAGTGGAAGCGACCAACGATCAAGTGGCGTGAACATGAAAACGCTCTGGTTGATGGCGACCAGATCGCACAGTGGTTTCGACGCGCGCAGCATAGTCAGATGGGCATCATCACTGGCGCATGCTCTGGCATCTTCGTAGTGGACCTGGATACCCACAAAGGCCCGTCAGCGATGGCGTGGTGGCAAGGTGTGCTTGCTGTCGAGAACAGCGGCCTTGACCTGGAAACAGCAATCGTCACCACTGGAGGTGGCGGGAAGCAATATTACTTCAAGACGCCGGCAGGTTGGACACCGCCCACAAATAAGACCGCCATAGGCGTCGATATAAGGGGTCAGGGCGGGTTTGTGATGGCACCTCCATCCATGCATGAGAGCGGGCGTGAATACGCCTGGGACGCCGGCTGTGCGCCCTGGGAGATAGATATCCTCGAAGCACCTCAGTGGCTGTGTGAAGCCATCGACAAGCTGGTTGGTGGCATCAGTCAAGAAAGGTCGGCCATTCTTGATCGTCATCAAACAGCAGCATCCGCCGGCACGCACAATGGCGTTGTGGCCGATGGGCTGGGTCAGGTGATAGATGGTCGGGAAGAACTAGCTACGACCATGGTGTGGGCGGCGGTGCTCGATTGGTGGCGGGAGTGCCCCATTAAACCTTCACCGAATGAATCTGTTGAAAAGTGCCGTGAAGTTTATGCGGTTTACGAGCGCAAGTGTAAGCCGAGAAAATATGAGCCGAACACGCCGCGATCCTTACTGCTTGAACGCGAAGGCCGTGGATACACGATGTTTGAAGACAAGTGGCGTCGGGCTATGGCGCAGTGGGATGGCAAGGTGTCCGACGCAGCAGCACACTTGCCTGCGCATCATCATGTTGAGCCTGCACGCCTGACGCATGAAATTAAGCGCGAAGTCTCGCCGCAAACATATGTTGCAGACGAGTTCGGTGAAATCATTGATGACGAATTTGGTGGTAGCAGCGCCGGTGCAAAAGCTGTGGCAGGGGGAAGTATCGACACAGACCTTCGGTCTACGTTGTCGATTGAAGCTTGGGCTGTGCGTGATATCCCGGAGCCGGATCGCATCCTGGGCGATTTTCTCACTACGACGGTGCGTGCGTTCCTGGTCGGGAGAACCGGCTTGGGGAAGACACTTCTAGGTATCGCCATCGCGGCTGCTGCTGCATCTGGGTCTGATTTCTTGGCGTGGAAGGCATATCGGCCTGTCAACGTCTTATATATTGACGGCGAAATGCCGGCTGAATTGATCAAGCCACGCGCCATCGATGCTATGCGCCGCCTTGGTGACGTCAAAATACCACCGGGCAATCTGATGATCTTCGGTCGTGACATCGAGGATGAAGCGCGCCGGGTGTGTCCAGATTTACCACCCTTCGCTCCGCTGAATACAGACGGAGGTCGGGCATTCCTGATGTCTCTCATCGACGCCGTCGGCGGGGTGGATCTGGTAGTGTTCGATAACGTCATGTCGCTGCTGGAAGGCGACCAGAAGGATGAACTGGCGTGGTCTGCTGTTCTAGATCTCGTCACGTATCTGACGACGCAGAGGATCGGTCAGCTGTGGCTAGATCACACCGGACATAATAACGACCGACAATACGGGTCTAGCACGAAAGCTTGGCGGTTCGATGCAGTCGGGGTGATGGCACCACTGAAGGATGAAGACCAGGGTGATGAGGACGTCCCAGGCGGCGCGACCGGCTTCAGCCTGTCATTTGACCATCCTGGAAAGGCGAGGCGTAGGACGCCAGATAACTGGCAGCAGTTCCAGGCACAGATTGTCCGACTGGTCGATGACCGTTGGGTTTGGGAACCGGCGAATGCATCCGCACCGGGTAAACAGGACGGCGGTTTGAAAGCTAGTGCGAGGGCATTCTATGAAGCGCTACTCGATGCTGTTGTCCGTTCTGGCACCCCAGGTCGGACAACAAAGGCGATTTGGCTTGCCGAATGTCAGCGGAAGGGGCTGGTCGATACGTTCAGTCATGACGACGACGCGAAAGAACGAAACAAGAAAACTGGTCCCTTCAGGGCACGTCTGAGCGAGTTGGTGATGGCAAAATACATCGGCGTTGATGGGGAGACTGTTAACTCACTGAAATGAAATAGCACCAGCGCATTCTGGTGCTAATAGCACCGGGAATAGCACCAGCTATTTTGAATAAAATCAACAACTTACAAATTAGCACCAGATAGCACCAGCGTAGCACCAGCCAAAAACCACGTTAGCACCATAGCACCAGCGCATATATATATGCGCGTCCTGGTGCTACTGGTGCATGGGTCGGTTCTACAGCATAAAAAACAGGAGAAAGAAACCTATGGCGACGAAACCGAAATACGAAAAGAAGCAGGCACCGATACCGGCATCCATGGCACCGTGGTTGCAAACGCCTGACTTATATCTAGCTGGACGAGCAGCTACCGACGGCACTGATGAACTGGCTGTCCAAATGGAAGCCAAGTGGGGTGTTGGGCGGCTGCGTCTGTTGGTGTCTGACGAATGGCGAGAGAAGTTCGACCGGCAACGTCGGATGTATAACGAAGCTATTGATCGTGGCAGTTTGGATGACGTGCGGCATGAAGCAAAGCGTATGGCTGCTGCATGGCGTAAACTCGACGCTGAGGCGACGGCAGCCGGCAAGTCACCCCTCGCCCCAGAACAGTGGGAAATTATGAATGAGGACGGTCTTGAGGTGATTATTATCGCCCGCGACGAATTAGACGCTATCAACGTGGCACGAAACAACCGCGCATGCACCGTCTATAGCCTCGCTGAAGTTGGTCGCATCCTCGCTGCCTACCCGGAGATTGCAAAAATCAAACACACCTTCCCTGGCGCGACGGTGACCGCCGCGAGGCGCAAGGCAGACCCAGTCAGTCTGTCCGGGAACGAAAATTATGAGGATGATATTCCCTTCTAAAATATTTTCGATTTTATGCGTTTTATGTGTTGCATTCTTCATCGCATTCCGGTAGATATTCTTCATCGAAACCGGAGACAGAACATGAAGATCAACGCTAAAATCACCCGCAACGGAATCGAGTATGATGCCGTCGTTTTCTTCTCTGCTTATCGGGACACATATGGCGACGTTGACGTTTCCTTCGACGGCGCTGAGTTCGAGGAAGAACCAGAGGATGGCGAAGCTGAAATGACGGAAGACGAAGAAGCGACCTTGTTTTTCTGGTTGCACAACAAGGGCTACCAGGACGCTGTCGAAATCGCTTACACCAACTTGATTGATTGGAAATAATCGCCATGATCAACGTAGCAAAAGCCTTGTTCGTCCAGGCTCAACGCCACAAGTGGACCATCACCGTCATGTATGACGATGAGGCCGGATACACCGGAAAGAGCGCCAAGGAAGCTTGGCGCGCCGTTGACGACGTCAGCGACGACCTTTTCGTCCACTTCCACGACGCTGATGGCCGCAACATCGGATGGGTGCAGGTCGCATCTGGCCTGGAGCCTGACGAAACCATCATCGACGGATCTGCCGTTGGTCCAGTAGCCGATCTTGTCGATGCCATCATCGAAGCTGTTGTTTGAATAGGAGAGTAGACAAATGGCCGATACAAACTTCGCACGAGACTGGGACCCTGACGACATTGATCCGACCAAAACATTCAAGGCGATCATTCAAGAAAATATCGTCCAGGCTTTCGACTCTCAATTCGAAGAAAGCGATGGAGCCATCATCAGCCTCACACCGGCAGGGATAAGAATCACAGTTTTTGAACAAAAAACGTATTTTATTCCCTGGAAGTATGGTGAAATGTGGCTGCGACCGACCATTATGATTTCAGGGAGCCATCCATTCGAGGGGTTGAAATCTTCAATTCCGAAAATTCGAATTGCTATGGAGGATTTATTCAACAAAGAAATTGCTGAAGCTAAAGAAAATGGCGAATATGACGACAACGACGGGGATGAATGACATGAACGCCAACGACATTCGCAGCCAATACATGAGGCTTCCGACGGAGGAACTGATGGCGATTGCCACCGATTCCGCCGCCGACCTTCGCAAGCTTAACAGCACGCAGCGTGAGCTCTCCGTTATGGTCGATATTGCGCTTCTAGTGCTTTCTGATCGTCTTCCAATGTCCACCTTCGCCAGCATTTGCGAAGACTGCGACATCAACCTCGAAAGCCATTAATATGCACATCACATCCGAGTGGTCTGTCGCAGCCACGCGGCATTTTGGCGACGGTATCTGGCACTGGCATCCCGACGCAGACCAAGTGGTAATCTGGTCGATGCACGATGACGGGGCGATCATCGTCACAACGCGGCGGAACGAAGAAACGAAAAATTTCGAACTTATTGTCAAAAAAGCATCCAAAATCCATAGGGTGAAGTTGACAAAGAAAGTAGTTAATTCTATATAGGTTTCAGCACCAAGAACGGTGCAGTTTACAAGATAGGAATCACAAAATGTCCAACACCGCTCCCTTGGTTCTCGCCTATTTGCAAGCCAAAGCCGCCGAAGAAGCCGCCAAGCAGGCTGTCGCCGCCGCGCGCAAGGCCATCCTCGAAACCGGCATGGATGTCATCACGGGCGAAACCGCCGACATCTGCGTCACTATCAGCGAGCGCAAGGCGATTGACGCTGACGCCGTCAAGGCGATCCTCGGACACGCCACGCCATACAAAGTCGCGTGCGTCGAAACACTCCGCGTCAAAGCCAAGTGCCCTCAGAACGGGGGCTAAAG